AAGGGGGCAACCCTGAATGTCGCTCTTATTGACAAAGTGTATATTAACGAAAACAACGCGACAATCATCGACAAGTATGGAACTAAATATAAAGTCGATAAGAAATTAGTGAAAGGACAAAGATAATGGCAAATCAATTAACTATTGAAAACGCGAGTTATGAACAATTAATCGCGAGCAATACAGCAAACGCATTAGCAAATGAATTACATTTAAGCGAGACACAAAGAGTTAAAGCAAACCACTCTTTATTACTCTTGCTTGATGATAGCAAATTGGAGGGGGCGTCTCAATTAAGCAAATTAAGATATTGCTACCGAGTTGCTACCCTTAATTACAAGAACACCAACGCTGTCGCCCCAATCAAATACGGAACAAGCGTTCAAGCGCAATTACAATATCAAGCATATATCGAAGATATGCTCGATTGCGGTGGGGTGGAAGAAACTAACGCGGTGGTTTTATATAAAGGCGTAGATTACAAACCACATAAAAACAAATTAGGTTTTACCGAATTAACATTACCCGAAACAATCGAGTTAAAAGACCCGTTTGAAAAGTTAGAGGTAATAGGTTTCTACGCTTACGCAAAATGTAAAGATGGTCGTATTGCTACTTGTGTAAAGAGTGTTCAAGAGTGTCAAGATTACGCTCTCAAATATTCAATCTCGCAAAAGGCATTTAAAAAAGGCACAGCGAAATCAAGTATTTGGAACGACGAGTTTGAAACTATGTCTCTCAAAACTTGTATCAAAGCGGTCGCACGCCAAGTCTTAAAATGGTATCCGTTTGATAGATTAGACAACGCAATCCAAATCGACCAAGCGGTCTTTACTGATAAGGGTATCTCTTACGCTGATAATCCCCAACACCAAGAGGAAGAAAAGCGCAAAGATGTCGTGGTAGAGTTGCCAACAACCGATTAATCCATAACTTCTCCTTATATCCTACTAATAGCGGTCGGTTGTGAGCATAGTTGTTTAGGGGATAACCAACGTTAAAAAACCCCTCGCGGTAATAATTCACAAAAGGGTCATAAGAAAAAACCCTAAAAAAATAAAAAAACAAAAGAAGAATTATCTAAAAAGAATTATTACAAGTCATTTTTAAAGGTTATTATTATGGTAGTTAATATTCAATGTATAATACGAAGATGTAGAGATTTAGATATTAGAGTAGATATAGATACTACATATAAGTTAGATATTATGTGCGAGCGATTAATTAAACAGCGAATTAAATTAAGACAATATTTCGATTTAGCGTTTGATTATGTATTATCACACAGCGAAACACCAACGCTTGAAGATGTGATTGAGGTGTTTAAACAATCAAAGACTTGTGGAAAGTATCTAATCGGTATTGATAAGGAAAGCGAGGAATTAAATAAGAAATGGGAAACGATGATAGAGGAATTGAACTTATAATTGACACCTTAAACGAAATACAAAATGAAAGTGATTATGATGAAATAAAGGTTTATTTCTTAAAGAACGTTGATTATTGTTTCAAGTTTATTAGAAACGGAAAGATTGTTAAATGTGTAAGAAGAGGTATTAAAAGAAAATGAGATACGAATTAACAAACAAGTATGGGTGTAAAAGAGTTGTGTTCGCAAAGAATAGGTATCACTTACTAAAACAAATCAAGCGTGGTGATTACAAATACATAGTGGCAACTAAATGTATCGAACACTTGCCTATGAAAAAATGGTTGATTACCTATGAGAAATGGGTAGGTAGTGAGACAAAAACATTTACTATCGAAATCAAAGCAAGAACGAAAAGCGAGGCGTGCGAGTGGTATCACGATAGTTGGTTAGATTATCTTGACGCTTACAGCAACAAGGCAATAAGTATCGAGGAGGTAAAGTAATGATACATTTTACAAGACCATATTACGGGTCAATTAGCGAAAAGATTATTAGGGGCGTATGCCAATACAAAGAAAAATATTATGTGCTTGATAGCGCATATAACAAATACGAAATTACAAAAAAAGATTATGACATTTTAATCGGGAAAGGATACAAGATTTATGACAAGTAGAGAGTGGCAAGTTTACAACATTATTAAAGAGAAATCATTACAAGGTCAAAAGACCACACAAAGAGAATTATGCGATTTGGTTGAGGGGTTGGAATACAACGAAGATATTACAGCGCACGACCATTGTTCAACAATTTGGAATATCATTAACGAAATTAACAACAGCGATGAAATTGACAAGATTATTATTAGTGATAATTTCGAGTATTGGATTGGCGATGAAGAAGAAACAATCGAATACCTTAATACCTTATGGGGTCGCATTGTGCCGAAACTTAAAAGATATTACAACCTATTAAGAAAAACCAAATTGGACGGACAAGGAAAGTTGCTGTCAAATCAATTACAACCGATTGATGAAAACTCGCAAGCAAGACCATACCACGAGGTTTATATAAAATAATTGGAGGCAAACAATGAAAGCAATAGATAGTCGCAAGGTCGCTGAAAAGACCTATAAATGCGGAAAGAAATTAAAGTTATGGCAAACAACACAAGGGTTTGTCAAAGCGTGGGAAGATTTAAGCAAAGACAATCCCACAATGTTAAAAGTAAAAGAGTTAGTTGGTGATGATTTATTTAATGAGACATTTCAAACAATCATTACGTTCTACGCTCTTAACTTATTAGCACTTACCCACAATGAAAAAGAGTTTAACAAGATACTTGCTGATTGTGAGATAGAAGATGGAGGCGAGGCATAATGAATATTATTTATTTAGTCGGTTGGACTACCAAAGATTTCGAGGGTGGAACAACAGCAAAATCAAGCATTAAAGTCAAAAGAAATGTTGGCAAAACATACGACTACTTTGATGTCGTGGCATTCAAAGAAACCGCCGAAGATTGTAAGAAAGTCAAAGCAAACAGCAAAGTAGCAATCGAGGGAACATTACAAAAGAACTCGTTTGGCGAAAAGTGGTATTACACAATCGTAATTAACGATATTAGAGTTCTTGAAAAACCTCAACCAAAAGACCCACCGAAAGACGACACTATCCAAGAAACGCCTAACCCCGTTGAAACGTTTGATGATAGTGAGATTACAAACGCGGTCGATTTGCCCGATGAAGAGTTGCCGTTTTAATTAATATGACAAACAAACATTATCCAACGGGTAAAAAAGTATATTGGGTAAACGGGCAAAGATTTTATAACAGCGGTGTCGGTAAAAATGACGGGCGTGGCAAAGCGGAAAACTATTGCCTTGAACAATTTATCGACACCAAAGAAATCATACAATTTGATAGCGATACGGAAACAAATTATTACGAGGTCTTACTAAAAAGGCAAAAAGAAAAAGAGATAAGTAATCTATCACACCATTACTTAATGCTGATACAAGACGAGTATGTAAATGCTAATGGCGATTTGATACCCAAAATCACTTACGAGGCGGACTTTATTTATTTAGACCTAACTACCAACAAAAGAGTGGTCGTTGATGTCAAAGGCAATCCATATTTTTGCGATGGTAGATTTGAAATCATTAAGCAATTATTTGACAAGAACTACTACGATAAAGGTTTATATATACAAGTTATATGCTTTGATAAGAAAACAAAAGAGTGGTATGAGTGGCATATAGGCGATAAGAAAAAGACAAGCGGTAAAATGCTTGCTCAATATCGCGGTAAAACAAAATCTCTTAAACAAAGACTTAATGAGATTGAAAAGGCACAGCGAAAAGAGGAACGCGAACTTAATCGATTAAACGAATTGAGAGACCTTGCGTTTAAGAAACTAATTACCAAGGCGCAACAAAAGAGACTTGATGAATTGGAGGCAAAATACAAACGATGAAACACCCTATTAGAGCAAAACCGCACGAAAAATCAAAAGTAGAGTTATGCCGTGAAAAGCGAGAGGTCAAAACTTGTGAAGAGTGTTTGCGATATGATGAGTGTTATAACGGCAAAGCGGTAGATTGGCATATCCAAGATATGTTAAGACTTGCTAACGAGATAGTTGTTGATATTGGAAACGCTTATTGCGAGTGTTGGAAAAACGGACAAAAAAGTCAATTTTATTTCTATCGCAATTTGTTATTAACTACATACGTTCAAAGAATTACGGGAAACCAAACCGATGGCGAGGCGTTGGAAAATGTCCTCGCCGATAGGTGCTTAAAAAAATATGGAACGTTTGAAAGTTGCTTTGAAAAAAGAATTGCCAAATATACAAGGTTAATCGCTGAACAAAAAGACTTGTTAAAGAAAACAAGAGACGTTAAAAAACGTAAAATTATTAGAAACAAGATTTATAAGTTAGAGGGGGAAATGTATGAATAAATACGAGTTTGAAGATTTGGTCGCAATTAAAAATGGTCTCTTAACAATTAGAGAGGTTGCGGTAAAATATGAGACAACCGAAATAGCGGTCAAAAAAGCATTAACTCGTAGTGGCATTTATCTTAAAAAGAAAACCATAATCATACACACCCCTTATGGTGCTAAAAAATGTTTCGGTATTAAAGCGGTCGCCAAAGAATTAAATCTCTCTCAATGGTCGATTAAACAAGCGTTAAGTGGTAAAAGAGTTAAAACGATAGAAGATTTGGATATTAAATTGGAGGTAATTGACAATGGCAAATATTAAGAAAAAAGATAAAGATGTTATTGTTGAATATAAAGAACGCGAAGAAAAAGAGAAATGGTCGAGTGAGGCATTAGAGCATTTACAAAAAATCGCTATGATTGAGAAACCCGATTTGAAAATGCCAAAAGAAATTATTAAAGCGTGCGATACTTATTTCTCTCTATGCAAAGCGGACAATCAAAAACCAACAATGAGCGGTCTTGCTATGGCGTTAGGGACAAATAGACGCACATTACTTAAATGGTATAGTGGCGAAACCCGTATCTATAATAGAGAAATCATACAGCAATATTTCGACCTATTAGAAACGTTTGATGAATTAATGTTCAAAGAGGGTAAGATTAATCCCGTTGGTGGTTTGTTCTTAATGAAAAATGACTATGGTTATACCGACAAGACCGAGGTCAAGATTAGTGATGATGAAATCTCAACCGAAGAAATCGAGAGAAGATACCGCGAGCAACACGAGATAGTAGAGGATAGCAACGATGATTAATATACCGATTTGGTTATTAGTGGTGCTGATTGCCACGAATATAATAGTGTGGTTAATGGTCTCGTTCTTTGCCTACCTAATCGCCTATATAAGAGATATAACTTATTACAATAGACACAAACCAAACAAAAGAGAACGAAATTGTCCTTATGAGGTAGATAGCGATGAAACCAAAAATTAAATGCGAACAAGAAATCTACGAATTAATGGCGGAAGATTTAACTCTATGGCGCACAAGAGTTTATGCGATTGGCAAAGATTTCTTCATAAC